TGGTTGCTTCCAGAACTTCCAGCCTCGGGGCTTTTCCTTCTCGGCCATGTTGTGCCACCAGTGGTCGTCGTCCATCGGGTTGGTATCCATCCAGATGCCGTGCCAGGACGCGCCGCCATCACGCTTGGTTGGATACCGGCCCACCCGGTGCGTGAGGCCGTCTATGACCGCTTTGGGGAGCTCACGGGCCTCGTTGACCCATGCACCCGTCAACTCGAGTGAGAGCAGCTTTCTGACGTCCTTGGGCTGATCGAGCGCCAGAAAGATGACCTCGCAGTCGATACCGGCAGCATCACCGCGGGCGGGCAGCCGAATGTGGTGGGTGATGGGTGGCGTCCAGAGCATGTTGCCGAACGTGCTCTCTGGGAACAGATCCAGCCAGGTCTTGATGGTGGTGGTCTTCAGCATGGGGTAGCTGTTGCGCACCACCGCCCAGCGCGAGTACCGGATGTTGTCGATGGAGGAGGGCTTCTGTTTGACGGCCTGGATGAAGATCTTGGCCGCGCAGGCGTAGCTCTTCCCGGATCCGACCGGGCCCATGACACCGGCAACGAACTGCCGGGACTGGATGAAGTCGTAGACCACCGGGCTCTCGCTGAAGTCCAGCTTCAGTCCGGTGACGCCGACCTGCTTCGCGCTCTGTTCCTTGGTTCTCACTTGCTTCCTTCAATCAGCATCTTCATGGCGACCACCAGATCGCTGGCGGTCTGCTCGGTGATGACAATCGTCTCGGTATCCTGGCTGATCTCAAAGTACACCGGGCCACCAGAGAGCGTTTCTGGGTCAATCTCGACCTCAATCCCAATACCTGGCCCGTTGTCGATCTCGTAGCGCGTTGGCTTGATCTTCATGCGTTCTTCTCCTTCAGCTTCGTTTCGATGGCTTGGGTGTAATGAATCACCTCATCTGGCGACAAGAACATGCTGCGTCCCGCGCTACGGTCGCCCCCAAATATGCTGTGCCCTGTCACCCTCTCCCACTCGTCCTCGATCTCCTGCGTTGTCAGCCCGACCCATTGGCGCGTCTCTGTGTAGAGCGGCACTGTATGCGGTGGGTCTGGCTCCATCACAAAACAGTCAGGCCAGCCGTGGATGCGCTCGTCAACGTAGGCGACAGGCTTCCCCGGAGCCGCCTGCTCAAGCGAGAACGCCTGCCCCATCTGCTCTGCCGTGTATGTGGTGATCGACCCGTCGGGCCACTTGACCCATGCACCGCCGTCAATGGATGTCGTCCAGACTCGGCATAGTTCGTCGCTCTCCATGCACCGGACATAGGTTCCGCGCCGGTACGGCTTCGGTGCTGCTGGCGGTGCGGTGTAGAGCGGTCGCACGTTGAAACCGTTCTCTCGGTTAATGTCATCCTGCGATTGCGTAACCCAGTCTCGGATCACTTCGTCTCGGTTATCTGACAGAAAGTCGTACATCCACGCAACCGGCTTTTGCGTGATGGTAGGCGGTGCAGTGTAGAGCGGCACGAAATCAGGCAGGCGTTTTGTCGGTTCGACGCGGCACATCGACGGCTCTCGCTGTGCGGCCTCTAGGTGAGTGCGCGGAATCCATACCGGCTTCGCCTTCTGCCGCGCACAGACCAAGCAACCATGACCAGGGATCATGGCCCTCCAGCCGCACTCATTGCACAGTTCGAGCGAGGTTTGGTCGTAGTGCTCTTGGCGCGGTGCGGTGTAGAGCGGATACTGGTTCCATTTTCGATCCAACTCGAAATCATCAAGTTGATAGAGTGATGGTTGTTTGTAATTTCCTTGAACGTGCATCCACGCCACCGGCTTCTCAGCCTGCTCGATGGCAGCGCGGAGGGCGGTGATGCGCTCGTCGTACCACTCGGTGCCTTCAGGGTGCCTAATCTTCTCCCGCGTGGTCACGAATACACGGCTGTTTTCCATCGCCTCAAGCGCCTGTCTTGCAGCTTCAACCAATGTGCTCATATCGTGCATCCTTCATGGTGCTTGCGCTTGGCCTCGACATAGGCAAGGTGCGCGAGTTCTGGTGTCTTGTGCGTTCCGAGGTTGACCTTCTTCCCTTCAACGCGAATCTCGGCTCTCCAGCCAGATCCGTTTTTGCTAACGCCGAGTAAGCCGGTTGAACTATCCGACCTTGCCCGCCGTTGGTTCTGCATGTTCAGGCTTGGATCTGCCAATCGCAGGTTGCACAGCCTGTTGTCCGATGGATTGCCGTTAATGTGGTCAATGTGCCGCTCAGGAAACTCGCCGTGCACAAAAGCCCACGCCAAACGATGCGCCTTGTGCATCTTTCTATTGACCTTGAGACAGACATAGCCCCGCCGATCTTTTGCGTTTGCCAGCTTGCCAGCAACTTTCGTTGGCGCTTCTGCCGTCCACCAGAACTCACCAGTCTCCGGGTCGTAGCGCAACACGCGCTTCATTGCCTCAATGCTCATGATGCGTACCCATCTGAAATGACTTTCGCCTTGGCTTCTTCTATCGCACCGATCAACATCAACCGATCAGGCACCATAGATGTCTTGATTTTGAACTGACCGCGATCTTTCCAAAACGACAGAATAATCACCGTGTCTGGGTTCTCTTCCATCACCTCCTGTAACGCCTCTTGTGCGGCCTCTCTGTATTGGTTTGGGATGTCTACAGGTTTTAGCGCGCTCATGACTCAACCGGGGCCGAAGCCCCGTCCTGTTTTAGTATTTCCACGTAGCAGCTTTCACTGCCCACATCTGCCCGGTCTGGATCTCTGTAATGGCAATGCTCGCCATCCGTGCAATCTCCGCGTTTGGTTGGTTCGTGCGCAGCTCATGAATCTCATCGATCAGTTCCGCGCATTTGCGCTTGATCGCATCAACCGTCGGGTCGTTGCTGGGGTTAAACGTCAGGCCAACTGCTTTCATGCCAAAGGTCAAGTCACTCATTTCCATTCTCCAAATTGTCGATACATAGATTCAAACTCACCATCCCACGGAACAAACGACCGTGTGCCGTCATGCATAGCCCACTGCCGATTGCATCTGGTGCAACCAACCTGCCGAGCGCCGGGATTAAACACTCGATGCACCACATACTTGTGACCAAGAACCGCGCATAGAAGTCGTTCGATCAGGCTCATTTCCGTCTCCACAAAAACCGCAACGTCAGACCATCAACGAAGTTTTGTTTAAACCGCGTCTCAGGTGCCCAGATCACATAACCAAGCAGGATGCCCACGGCCCAGCCGATAAAAAAGGCTTCGGTCATTTCTCACCTCGTGCTTTTGCAGTGGCGGCGCGGGCCTGATCCGTCCATGCTGGGTGATAACCGTGACGGTCGCGCTCTGTTGAGACGATTGTTTCCAGCGCCTCCAGCAGATCCTGATTGATTCCATGCAGGCGGCGCAGTTCGTCTGCGGCTTGCATCATGTGGACCACCTGCGTCCATTCGCCTTCAAGCTGGTCAGCCAACCGCAAGGCTTCGGGTTGTGTGCTCATATCTCCCCCTTCAGCACTTTGGCTGCGTGCAAGTAGTAGTTGTACTGACCACCAGACCGCTCGTGCAGGCGCTCCAGGATCAGGATGCATCGCTCACGCTCGGCTTCCATGCCCATCTTGTACTGCTGATCTAGTTGCTTCTCGGCCTCACCAAGCTGGCGGTAGAGGTCTTTGATCCGGGCTTGCAGTGGCTCCGTAGCACGCTCTGCAAAGCGCATCAGAAAGGCCAGATCCTTCTCTGGCGTATCTGACAACTCCCAGAACGCTCCGCAATCCAGCGCCTGGCGCAAGATCTCGTCTCGGTTCATCGCTCCAGCCTCCCATTCGGATCCCCATCATTCTCAACCTGCAGCGTCTCTGCCGGCACCTCATAGGTCGACCACCGGTGCCCACACTCCACGCAATCCCTGAGACGCCACTTCCACCCATACCGGGTGTCGCGTCTGGACTCCTTCACCTGCGACTTCCAGCTTCCGCACTCCACACACACACTCATCCCTCCCCCCTGGGGGCCACCACGTTCACGTCAATCACCGAGGGCTTCTCATCGTCTTCAGGCCTGTCCAGCAATCCACTGGCCTTGGCCAGCAACCGCAGCACCTGAACCTTGTCGAAGAGCTCGATCTCAAGCGTCTGCTGCCCGTCCTTGCCCTTCGTCACCCTCACGTTCTTGATCGCCTGCAGGGCATGCTCAGGGATCCTCCCCGCACCCTTGAACCTCACCGTCCCGTCATCATCCCAATCCATGATGTCCGTGATCTTCGTCTTCGCCATGCACAGCAACAGATACGCCACCGCCTCCCGGTTCTCAACGATCGTGGCTGACCTTTCGAGCCTCCGCTGTACCGACCGAATCCCTCCCCACCCATCCAGACTCGGTATCGTCGCGCTGAACTTCTGCTTACCCGTAGGCATACCAACACTCCTCAAAACGGGATCTCTTCGTCCTGCTGACCCTGATACCCATTGCTCTTGGCCTGCTCATGCTGGGACTGCCCAGCCTGCTGCACCCGATCACCCAGCGCCAGGCTGATCCACTTCTCCCCCGCACTCGTCTCCTTCGTCCACCCACTCACCCAATACACACTCCCGTCCGGCAGCATCAACCGGCCCTTCAGATTCGGATGCTTGTCCGTCGTCTTCTTGTCGTTCTTGAACAGACTGCCCTGCCCAGGTCTCATCTCGTATGCCATCGTCATCACCTTTCTGTGGTTAGGAAAACTTGAGGAAAATTTTGGAGAGGCCCCCACTCGCTACCGGTGAGGGGGAGGGGGCAAGGGTCCACGCGTGACGCGCCCGCATGACGCGCCCCATGCGCACGCCTAGCCGTATGACACCGGGCCTCGCCTCCCGCCAGCACCCGACACGGCCCTGCCTGTCCAATTCCCATACGTTCGTTTGAGTTTTGTACGGAGCCCGTAGAAAGGCCTACAACGCGCTGGAAGGGTGCCAGGCTATGTCCGGTCATCCTTGCCCCCGATCGTGCGCTGTGGGCTGTCCTGGCGCGTTTAGGAGGTGGTCTGCGTACAGATCGGTGACCGCATCGATTAAGGTTGCGATCCGCGGAGGCTGCAGACCCTCGCGCCGATACCGCTCGCCAACCTGGGCGATCAGGTCGACTGCGAGCTCGTGCGGAATCGAATCTTCGATGACTTTGACGTACAACCGTTCGTCACCTTCAACCCTTACTCCAAGCTCCTGTATGTAGTCTCTTAAAGACTTTGGGTCTGCCTGCGCAGTCTCATGCACGCCCTCTGCATGCGCACGTGTTGGCAGTCCTATGGGAGGCTTCTTCAGGCCCGCCCGGATGCGCTTGGTGGCGAGCGTCTCGCCGTCCTTCGGCATCTTGTACGGCTTGGCTGGTTGGACTGCTCCGAACGGTTTGACAATGCCTTGCAGCATGCGTGCGATCTTGGCCCGTTGTTCCTCTGGCGTCATGTCCTGCTCCTCGATGATCTGTGCTGGTGGCCGGCAGTCTTCCGCGCTGCTGGCAATGGCGATCGCCTCGTCTGCGCTGATCGCCGGGTCGTAGACCACGCGCAACGTGTTGTTGTGGTGGCCTCGGAATCCTTTCCTGATGACCTGGACGTAGCCGGCCTTGCGGAGCTTGGCCATCGACGTGGTGAGCGCCTGGCGGCTGATGCCCATCTTGTCTGCGAGCTTGGCCTGGCTGATCCAGGTGATGCCCGCCCGGTTGCAGTGCTGGGTGAGCGCCACCAGCGTGCGGATCGCCCCGTCGCTCACCGTGCGGTCGTAGGCGATCCTGGCCGGCAGCACGCTAAACTTCCGCTCGGGCGGCTTGTAGTCCTTCGGGCGCAGCCGTGGCCGCCGCGGAACCTGGATCTCACTCATCCCCGTCCTCGAGCCAGCCCGCACCCATGCCACGCGGCATCGGAGCCCATGCAATCACCCGCGGCCGGTCGATCGGGCTGCCTGCGCCCGCATCACGCCAGCACTTGCGCTGCCGGTCATACCAGCCGATCCAGACCTCA